AAATGCTTTAATTAAAAAAGTTGGATTATATATAAATGGTCAATTAATTGAAGAACAAACTGGCGATTATATGCAATTATACACAGATTTATATTTTTCTGATAACAATAGAAAAAAAATGTTGGGTTTAGACGATTTTATAAATAAACCGAATTTAAAAATTGATTCTGAATATGTATATATACCATTAAAATTTTGGTTTTGTTTGGATTATTATAATCCTTTACCTGTATTAGCATTACAATATTCAGAAATTTATATTGATGTTACTTTTAATGAATTTAATAATTGTATTTGTATTTTACAATATAATTTACAAAAAACAAAATTATTTCATAGTAATTTGATGCATCAAGAAATGCCAATAGAGGATTCATTTTTACAAGCAAATTTTTATTGTTTAGATAGTAACGATCGAATATTAATTTCTAACAAAAACTATGAAATACTAATCTTACAATCACAATTAAGATCAATTAATTTAAATATGCATACAGGGACATTAAATTTAGATTTTAATAATATTGTAAAAGATATCTTATTTTTTATTCAACCCATTAACCATAAATTATATGGAGAGTATTTTAATTTTTCTGCAAGAATGACCTATCTTCCTGTAGAATTATATGATACCGATATTAATTTGAATTTATGGGAATTAGAACCTAAAAAACATTTATTAGTTAAAGCCCGACTACTATTTAATAGTAATGAACGTATTGGATGGCGTGATTATAAATATTTTTATTTTATGCAAAACCATGAAAATTATAGAACTAATATACATAGTTACATATATATGTATTCTTTTGCAACTAATCCAAAAATTACTAATATAATGGGATGTAATTTTTCAGGTATTGATAATCCCCAACTACAAATAGAAATTAAACCAAATGTATTTTTTTTGAATGAAGAATCAAATATTAAATATCCTGTAAATAATAATTATGAATTTAAATGTTATGCAACTAATTATAATATATTAGTTATAAAAAATGGATTAGGTAGTCTAAAATATATTAATTAATAAGATTTTTTTATTTAATCATTCTTATTCGTCTTATAATATATAAAATATATCTAAATATTATTTTCATTATAAATTTAATGGAAATTTGCAAAGGATGTTTTAAAATTAGTGTAAATACTAATATAACTCCAAGTAATATCCAATTAATTGGGTTTAATATAGATGATTATATTATGTTTAAATATAATCTAGGAAATTCAATAGAATATATTCAATATTGTCCTAAAAAAAAAATTCAATATTATATATTTTTTGAATTAATAAATAAATCACCTTTATGGGAAATAATTTATGATATATCACAATATTTTACATGGAACGATAATCTATTTTATTATGATATTAAATTCATTATAAATATTCAACCTGGTTTAATCCACAATTATATTAATATGTCATTTGCCTTAAATTCTATATTATATGAATTATATTTAACTCAAGAACCAATATTTTCTAATATTGATTTCACAAATACTAGTATTATACCATATACAAAATCTCAAATACCTTCAAAAAAATTTAAATTACAATTATATAAATATCAAGAAAAAACATTAGGAAAAATGTTAGAACTAGAAAATAATATAAAAGATTATTATATTAATTATACTCATATTATTGATTTTAAAGGCACAAAAGTCTTATATGATCCTATATCAAATACAAGTGTAAATGACCATAAATCTTTTAATATAACATCAATGGGTGGTATTCTAGCCGATGAAATGGGGTTAGGAAAAACTATATCATGTATTGCTTTAATTTTATCTAACCCATTATCTAATCATTTTCCTTTATTATCATATTCTAATTTATTAGGAATTAATAAAATTAATTCCAAGGCTACTTTAATTTTATGTCCATCACATTTAGCTAAACAATGGGAAAATGAAACAATTAAATGTATTTATGATAAAAAAAATAATCAAATAAATTCAAAATTAAAAATTTTATTAATTTTATCAAAAAATGATTATAATAAATTAACTTTTAATGATTTTATCAATTCAGATATAATTATTACAAGTCATCAATTTATTATGAATTTTAAATTTTATCCAACACTTCATTACCAATTTTGTACAGCATCAACATTTAATTTTGAAAATAGAAATAATATGATTCGAGATTATATATTTACAAATATACATAATATTACAAATAGAAAAAAATTAAATAAATTGGAATATCCATTATTTGAATTTTTTAATTTTCATAGATTTATTGTAGATGAAGGTCATGAAATTTTTGGTGAATTATTAAATACTATAGCATTAGGTAAATATATGGCAAAATGGATTATAAATATAGATGCAAATTATTATTGGTATGTATCAGGAACACCTTTTATGAATTTTACTAGTCTTAAAAATTGTGCTAAATTTATAAAATTAAAGTTACAAGATAAAGAAACTAATATACAATTTGATTATGTACAATCTAACTATACAAATATGATTAATCTTAATTTTATGAATAAAAAATATATTTGGGATGAAATATTGAAAGCTATAACTATTCGCCATAGAAAGGAAGACATAACTAATCAAATTGAAATACCAGGGTATGAAGAAAAAATTATTTGGATAAAATTAACTGAGTTAGAAAGACAATTATATGAATCAAAAAAAAAATCGAGAGTATCGATTCAATATTTACAACAATTATGTTGTCATCCTCTTATTATTGAATCTAGTAAAAAAATTTTTGGCGATGTAGAAGTTGATTTAGCATTAATGCAAGATAAATTAATTACTTATCATAAAAATAACTATGAAATGTATAAAAATAAATTAGATAATTTAGATAAAAATCGTCAAGAATATCATATGTTAAAAAAAACATATGAAACACATATTACAGAATCAAAATATTTATTTACCATTCTCGAGAAAATGAATTCACCAGAAGTTTTTAATGAAGAAAATTGTTCTATTTGTTTAGAACAAATTATACATCCAACTTTAACAACTTGTGGACATTTATTTTGTAATACATGTATTAAATTATGTTTACAAAATAAAAAAAATTGTCCAATATGTAAAACTGACTTAATGGGTAAAGATTTAATATTAATTAATAACCTAAATAAAAAGGATGAAGATATATGTCCTTTGATTCAAAAATATGGATCAAAACTTGGAAAATTAATCTCCATTATTAAATATTTGATTACACATGATGATGTACGTATTATTGTTTTTTCACAATGGGACGATATGCTTACATTAATAGGTAAAACACTTATAGATAATAATATTAAAAATAGTTTTATTAAAGGAAATATATGGTCTAGAACATCTGCTATTACCAAATTTAAAAATGGTATAGATAATAAAATTATTATGTTAAGTTTAAAAAATGCAGCTTCTGGTACAAATTTAACCGAAGCTACGCATATATTTTTCGTTGAACCTATTAATGCAAGCAGTGAAGAGATTAGATCAATTGAATATCAAGCTATTGCAAGAGGATGTCGTATTGGACAAAAACATAAAATTTTAGTAATGCGTATTTTGATTGAAAATACAATTGAAGAAGAAATTTATAGAGAAAATTATAATGCTAATATTGATGTATCTTTTGATATTAAAAATTCAGATTTAATTATTGTATAAAAATTGATTATTTAAATATTAATTTTATTATTAATTATTGTATGAATTCTGTTTTTAAAATTAATGTTAATAATGATGAAACTATTGAATGTATACCTTTGTCTGCAAAAGTATTCCAAAATTCTTATGATGAAAAATTAAAAAATCTTATTAAAATTGCTGTTTTCAAATATTTATATTTAGAAGCTATAAATTCTAAAATTTATAATTTCCCTTTACAACTTAAATTATGTTATACTTTATCAGCTTCGGATATTGATTATGGAATTAGTATTTTGGAAATTTCAAAAAATGATTTACTACTGGTTAAAAAATTATATGTGTCAAAAAAAAATATCTATTTATATAAAAATAGAAACAGATATTTTATTATTAATGTAAATACAATGACAAATGTAATTAGTAGTATTGTACAAGTATATAACTAGATTTTCTTTAAAAATTTAAATTTAGAACTTTCTACACAGTTGAGGTTATATATAAATTAATAATGATTTTTTTAATTTTATTCTAACTCCAAATAGTTTATAAATTTATATAATATTTTGATTATTAAAGACGTAATAAAAACAATTATAATAATTTTAGGTTAATAAAATAGTCAATATAAAACAAGTTTATTTTTTAAATTTATCTTTAAATATAATTTTGGGAATAATTCTTTTATATACAATGACATTATGAAAAAATAATTATAATAATTTTAAGGTAATAAAATATTATAAAAATAAATTAAAAATTTATTTTTATAATCTATATTAATGTTCAATCAACTAGTTAATACATGTAAACCAAAAAAAGGTTATTATATAGGTTTAGGTATATCTGTAATTTTAAATCTAGTTTTTATACCATTATTTTTATATGCAATATCTAAACCAGTAACAGTTGAAAAATTTCAAACAAAAATAAAAAAAAAAAATGTCTAAAAAAGACTATTTAATAATATAAATATATTATTAGTCAATATTAGGACTAGGCATATCTGTGGGCATATCTGTGGGCATATCAGTAGGCATACCAGGAGACATTCCTGGTGGCATACCTGCTGGCATATTAGCTTGATAAGCTTTAGTAATTAAAGGAGATAATTCAGTTTCGATTTCTTTTCTTTTTGCTTCTAATTCTTCAGTCGTAGAATTAGGATTATCATCTAACCATTTTAAGGTTGAATCTACTGATGTTTCAATAGTGGATACATCAGTTCCTAGCGATTCTTTCATTTTTTCATCATTCAATACAGATGATTTAATATTATAACAATAACTTTCCAAACTATTTTTAGCTTCTATTTTTTTTCTGATATTTTCATCATCTTCTTTAAATTTTTCAGCTTCTTTGATCATATTTTCAATTTCTTCTTTACTTAATTTATTAGAATCATTAGTAATAGTAATTTTTTCTGATTTTCCTGTGGATTTTTCTACAGCAGATACTTGAAGAATACCATTTGCATCTACATCATAAGTAATTTCGATTTGAGGAACACCTCGTTGCATAGGTGGAATACCTTTAAGATGGAATTCACCTAATTTATTATTATGTACAGTTAACTGACGTTCACCTTCATATACTTGAATAGTAACTCCAGGTTGATTATCAACAGCTGTTGAAAATGTTTGGGTTTTTTTAGTTGGTAACGTTGTTCCACGGGGAATTAATACAGTCATAATATTACCAGCTGTTTCTACACCTAATGATAATGGTGTTACATCTAATAATACTAATTGATCTAGTTTACTATCTGAAATCCCTGATAAAATAGCTGCTTGGACAGCTGCACCGTACGCAATTGCTTCATCTGGATTAATAGATTTACATAAATCTTTACCATTAAAATATTTAGATAGTAATTCTTGAATTTTTGGAATTCTAGTAGACCCACCAACTAATACAATATCATCAACTTCAGCTTTGCTTAATTTCGCATCTTTTAGAACTTTATCAACAGGTTCTAATGTTTTTTGAAAAATATCAGAACATAAACTTTCAAATTTTGCTCGATTTAATACTGTACTAAAATCAATACCTTCATATAAAGAATCTAATTCGATAGTTGTTTGTGTTAATCCTGATAATGAATGTTTAGCTTTTTCAACAACTGATCTAATTCTACGTAAACATTTTTTATTATCTATAAGATTAATTTTATGTTTTTTCTTAAATTCGTCAACTATATAATTAACAACACGATTATCAATATCTTCTCCTCCTAAATGAGTATTACCAGATGTGGCTTTTACTTCAAAAATCCCATCTTCTAATGATAGTAATGAAATATCATGAGTACCCAAATGTTATCGCGAGGGAGTTTAACCGTCGCTTCTTGTACTTTCATACAAGTTCAGACTATATCTTATTTACTAACTAATAAATATAATTTATTTAAATTTATTAACCAATTATGTGGATTTATTAAAAAATAATTACTATATTTTTTTGATAATATCAAATTTTTAACTGCCATTTCTTTTGCATTCCATTTACCAGATTTAATATCATTTTTATGCCATATATGATTGTCTTTAATTTCAATTAAAATATCATTAATTTGAAAATCAACTTTATATATTCGATTTTTATTTTCAAAAGAATAAGGTACTTTCGGACCATTATATACAATTATTTTATTTTCATTACACCATTTTATAAATTTAAGTTCTAATTTAGATTGGTATAATATTTTTTCATTATTGCAATTATTATATGCTTTTAAATTAAATATTTTATTAACCAAAGAACAATCATGACATAATATTTTTATATTATTTTTAAATTTTTCTAATGTTTTAGCTCTCCAAATTGAATTACAATTATCACATTTTAATATCGGTTGATGAGCTTTAAATAAACTATTATTTTTTTTATCATATATAAAACTGCTAAATCTCATTTGATTTGCTACTTTAATAATAGCCCAATATTCATAATTATCTATATCGTTTAAATTGTTATTATGAAAGCTTATTATATTTTTAGATATTCTATTATAATCGGAGTCCGTTAAATGGAAAGAAAAATAATTTTCTTTAAAATCATCATCATATTCATTAAATAGCATTAAACTATTTTCTTTTAAATATATAGGAGTATTTATATTATCAATATCTTTTTTAACATTAATTTTATTTCTATGAAACTTATTCATCATGAATAATGAATGATTATATCTTTTTTCATCATTACTATTTCTACATAAATAACAATTTATCGAACATTTATTAATTTTTCTTATTAATTGGGTTGACCCTATAGAATGCACTGATGAACAATTAATACATTTATATTTAATAATATATTTATCTTTTTTAGCTAAAGGTTTATCGTTTAATAATAGATGCCATATATTATTTTTTTTAGCAGAATATTTATTCATTGAATATTCTAATTTTAGTGATAATATATCCACATTATCATCATTTAATTTTATTTCAATAATATTATCTAATAGTAATTGTCTATTATCCATATAATTAGTATATACTCATTTTTTAAATCTATTTATTAGTTAAGTAAATCCTGGCATTCGTGGGATGTTCAAGTTATAAACTCTACTTATCCTAGTCGTTGAACCGGCATGTTATTACTAACATGATTGGCTGCTGATTGTCCATTGTAACATCTTTTACCTTTTTTAAACCTTCACGTTTATCCTCACAGATTACGTTGTGGTAGGAAAAGCTTTAGGAGTTTCCAGCAATTAACCAGGTTCCTATATATAAATTATATATAGGGGGTATCTAACATACCCAGGAGGCAGTATCGTATTTACCTCCGAAATCAAATATTAATACATTTCTTGCTTTTGCACTGATTTTATCTAGACCATAAGCAATAGCAGCTGCTGTTGGTTCGTTAATAATTCTTAATACATTTAATCCGGCAATCATTCCAGCATCTTTAGTTGCTTGTCTTTGCGCATCATTAAAATATGCCGGTACAGTTATTACAGCATTATGAACTTCATGTCCTAAATAATCTTCAGCCGATTGTTTCATTTTAGTTAAGACCATTGAAGAAATTTCCTCCGGCGAGAATTCTTTTTTTTCATTTTTGTATTTTACTGAAATTTTAGGTTTATTATTATGATTAATTAAATTGAAAGAATAATGTTTAATATCTTCTTGAATTTTTTCATCATTATAATCTCGTCCAATCATACGTTTTGTATCATACACAGTATTTTCTGGATTGCTCGAAGCAATATTTTTAGCCGCCGTACCAATTAATCTTTCAGTTTCTGTAAAACTGACATAAGATGGTGTTGTTCGATCACCTAAATCATTTGCTATAATTTCAACATTTCCATTTTTCCATACTGCAACACAACTATAAGTTGTACCTAAATCAATACCTATCGCAACTTTATTTTTCATTAAAATTAAAAATACAAAATAACTTTAAATATATTTAGAATTATTATTTTGATTTAAAAAATATATATTAAGAATTAATATATTTAATATATTAATTTTTAATATATGAATGATATTAAACAAAATAAATGGAAAAATCAAGCTTGTATGATTGGTTGTAATTTTAAATGTAGAAAATATACTAATCTTTATAAAATAAGTACTACAGATAATATTATATTAGTTAATTTAAAAGATTATAAATTTAAATTTAATTTTTGTCCTTTATGTTTAACAGAATATAAATATAAAAATAAAAATAAATCAATAGATTATTCTATTAGGGTTGATTCTAGATGTGGTCATTATATTTGTAATAATTGTTATAAACACAATAATAATTATAAAACTATATCATCTACTAATTATAATTATATTTATATTTATGATCTTATTGGCAAATGTTCTAAATGTAAAGTTCATTCAGATGAAATCAACGGTCCAATATTTTTTTTTTCCTATATCAAAAAAAAAGGATTTTGTCCAGATTGTGCTAATAATATTATAAAACAAACTCCTTGGTATATATGTGTTAGTAAGTTTATATTCAATTTTTTAAATATACTTAACTCAATATAGCGATGCTACGGATTTGAAATTAATAATCTCAGAAATCACATCAATTTCATTCAGCCAAAATTAACCCCAAACATAAATTTAATATATATAAATTATATATATTAAATGTAACGTATCAAAAAAATTTATTTATGGGAGCATCGTGAAAGTTTAGAAAAATATAATATTTAATATTATATTAAATAACCTAATTCTAATGTTAATGAATAATCTAAATTATTCATATCTATCGTATTAAAATAGGGATCTAAAAGTTCAATATCAAATCTATCAATATTTACTCGTTGTCTAAATATATATTGTTTAGTTATAAAATTTTTATTATCATAAACATATTCATTTTTTTTATTTAAGATTATTTTTCCTAAATAAGTATTTTTATTTAATCTATAACTTGTATCTAATTGAATATATTTATCTAAAATTTTATCTGTATTATATATAATTCCATAATCATTTATACGTATAAAAATATAATTATCATTGGGTATGTTTAATTGATTTTCTGCTTGTATATAATAATTATTATTAATATTATCATATTGACTATT